AGTAAAAGTAAGATATTCTGGCGAGTTGGTTTTAGCATTGTTTTCGATGCCGCTAAATCCACGGACACATCCAGTAAAGGTATTTGTAGTTATACCAGTATAAGTGATAATCTCATCATTTACCTTCAACAAACCCCATTGATTAGGCCAACCTTTAGTTGAATCAACATGAATTGTATCTGAAATACCAGTTGCATATTGAGATATTGATGTGAATCCAATCAGATTCTCATCATTGAGAAAATCTAGTCCTTTATAATCAACTAAATTATCCGCAATATCAATTGCACCTCCCTGATATTCTTGGGAAATATAGTATTGTTTTAGAAACTCACCAAATAGAGGGTTCTCGGTATCAATGGATTCAGGTACTTGGCTCTGAATAACCTCATTGATCTTAACTCTGGTAAAAGATGTTGTTATCATTATCGGGTCTTCTTACCGTTTTGGTAGCTAGATTTAGGATCATATCTTGTGCCAGAAGTATTAGCACCAGATGAAATAGAGTCTTCTCTCATAGAGAAACTACTTTTTGACACATCAAACTGTAAATACAATTCCTTACGTGCTAAAACATCGTTTGATTCTGGAATTGCTTGTATTTCAATGATATTATCTGATAACGAAGTAGACGTTATATTGACAGTATCTATAATGATTTCACCCTTCTTATAATCAACACTACCAAATGAATCAGAAACAACAGTTATTTCAGTATCGGAAGTGACTTTGAATAAGAAAAGAGTTCCTCTATTAGTTCCTGCAATAGACCTATCTGAGAAATAAACAGTACCATTAACACCAGATACAGTAAATCCAGTAGATTTGATATTATAATTATTTTGACTACGATAGAAAGTATTATCAAAACACAGTTCATACTGAGCAAACTGGTTTAGAAGTGCCTTCAAATCCCTCCTTATTCTTACAGTAGTGATATTTGATGTTATTGAGGTATTTACATTATCAATAAGTGATAATATCTTACTATACTTGAACCTACCACCAAACTTGTTTAGTTCAGTACCAGACGCAAAAGAGGTAAGAGAGGAGATTATATCACTCTTCAAGTTCTCCTTACTACCTATAAAACTTGGGTTATAGTAAATGCAACTATCAATCTCAACATACAAGAACTTCAAATCAATCAATTGCGGAACAATTCCTGCAACAGAGTAACTTTTTAGAGATTTTAGTATTTGCTTCTTAGTAAACTCTGATAAGAATGATCCATTCTTAGGTTTAGCAGCAACAAAAACTCTACCATACTTCGGTGGATTTAACTCCTCACCACCAAATGCACTTATAGATTCTATATTTGGATAAACTGATGGTACAATTGCTTCATAATCTGACGCTGTTACCGCCCTATACTGTGCGGAATACATCCTTGGAGCATAATAACGAAGACTTCTAACAGACTCTATCTCATCACCATCTGCAGATGGGAAGTTAGGTGTTAGTATAGAGAAGAAACCAGATAAAGATGCTCCATCCTGATCCTCTAATGTTCCAGAAAAACTAAGTTGATTTACACCATTACCACCTTTACCTTCTGTTTTTATATAAGAAACATCTATAACATTACCATTAGTAAGTTTCCTACCAAATATACCATCACCAAATAATAACTCATACTTCTCATCAGTAGTTTCTTGTATGAGATAAATGTTAGATGTTGAAGTTACACCAACAATATTATCAACTAATTTGTATTCGGTAGTTGTTGTACTACCCTCATTGTCTCTAATATACACTCTTAGAGTAGATGTGTCTATACTATCATTCGGAAGAATAAAACGCTGATTTGGTTGAGAATCATTCTTAATATATTCGGTTTCTAAAAATTGTCCTTGAAATATTTCAACAGTACCTGCAGAATAACCATTGATAGCAGTACCAGTAACCTTTTCGGGTATAGAGAAAATATAGTTTACGTTAGATACTGAACCATTAGCAATAACACCTGGTTGGAAACTAATAGTAGTAGCTGATGTACTAAGACCTGTTATGTTATATGTTGCTGTTGTTCTTGCTGCTCTTTTTGACCTAGGAACATATCCAATATTACGTGCAAGGGATACAACGTTCTCTCTTAAAGTAGCAGAGTCAATGAATGTCTCATTGACCACCATATTAGTGTTATATGCAGTAAGATATGAATTATACGCTAATAAATTGATAATAACAGATAGGTTAGAACCCTCAAAGTCCATATCTGAGAAATTTGAGTTTTCTCGTAGATAGTCCTTTATAGAGGCTTTTATATCCTCAAAATTTAGGTTTGTAAACTGTTGTAGTGCCATTATAACCTAGTTGGTTCTAAAACGAAATTGATTGTTTGTTGGGGTGCATCCAAGCCTACTATGCGATATTTAATAGTAACGTCTAAACAATTGTTATCAGGTTCAACGATCAGATCAACGCCATCCAACTGAACTCTAGGTTCAAAGTTAGATAATACGACTTCAACTTCTGTTCTTATTGGATCAATATAAGTTGAATCAGCCAATTCAAACAATGACTCGGTAATTCTAGTACCTACAAGGGGATTGAAAACAGTCTCTCCGAGATGTGTCCTCACCAAATTTTGCACAGAACGTTTTATCGCATCCTCATTTTTCAAAACAAGTACATCATTTGTGATGGGATGCTTCTTAAAAGACAATGAAATGTCTTTAAAACCCTGAGAAAACCGTTGTTGTGGCACTAGTTTTTATAACCTTCGTATATTTAGTTCTATTTAGAGACAAAAAAAGACCTCCTCTACTGAGAAGGTCTTTATTGGATGCTCCGTAGCCTGATATTCAGTCGGAATCCTCTTCTTCGTGGCCAAGATATCGGACTTCTACCTCGTCAGGGTGTGGAAATCCAGAGTTGTAAAACTCTGCAGCTAATTCTTGAGTGATGTCAAGCATTTCGTCTTCTTCTATAGAAGAGAATTCCTTTACGCCCTGTACGTATATATCATATAATTCCATGGGCTGTAATCAATCTTTACAGGTATCTATATAATTCTTGTCTTCTCATGACCTACACGACACTTAGGATCACACCATATTTCGAATCCTGCTTTGATAGCATCAAGACAGAATGAAACATCTTCTCCACACATATCCTGTACTTCTCCTGATTCAAACACCTGCATTTGAGGAGCAAACCAAGGATACTTCATTTCCTCATGCTCAAATACACCTTTCTTGATAAGTAACCATCCGAATCCAGCATAATCAACAGTAAATGGTTTACGACGCTTTTGAATGCCGTCTACCATCTCATGATTCATAACCCCACCATTCTCTTTGAAATCATTCTCTTCCAACCAGTGAGCAACTGATGTTGTTTGACCGTCTTCTGTAGCATACCAACCGCCAGCAATATCCTTGTCCATCGATAACACACGATAAAACGACTCGTTGTTAAACACGATGTCGCTATCGATCCATAATTGATAGTCATATTGAAGTTTTCCGTCCCATGGTAATTGATCTGGTCCACGTAATACATTAGCACCTAAGCACTTACAACGTGCAAAGTTTACCATTGATGAATAATCTTGAGATATCTGTATACTCGCTCCGTTCTGTACCAATTCAAAACAGAGTGAGACAAAGTTTTTCAGGAAAATATATGATACTCCTCTACCTGGTAAACAAAAGACTATACTCTTTCCTTTGAGTTTTTCTTTTGCTGCCTCCAAGTCAAAGTCATCTTTATTTTCAACTGTTGGTGGCTGTGTTACCACCTTAAATCCTTTAGCCATACTATAATGGGTTGCAATCCAACAATATTATAACAGATTATATATGATCTATCAAGTCAATAACTTTATCAGCAATCAATTGATGACCTTTTACTGTAGGATGACCACCCCTTTTTCCATGTGAATAATTCGACCAAAACCTAGAATCTTGAATATCTCCTAAAAGATTATAATGTAGACAGAAAGGATGTATACCATCACATAATGATCTCCAATATCCTATATTATTATGATCTCCAAAACCATTTATCCTATGATAACGTTTTTCTGGTCTTTGTAATAAAATATCATAATGATCTGCTACCAAAGAAACATATTTTATACCTCTACTTTTACAATAACTATCAAATAAAAATACATTCTTCCAAAAATTCTCACAACCTACTATATCATTATAGACTGATATGTAATATCTGTTGATCTTTGTTTTATCAACTCCTGTAGGATACTGAACACACCAGTTTTCAATCTGTCCTCGACTAGTGAAGTATTCTAACCTTGATATAACAGTAAACTGTATAACAACAACATCAGGTTTATTATGTTCAAGATATTTTATTGTCTTCCTTACAATAGCATCATTACTATACCCACATTCACCTATATTCAAATGATTACACTCATAATGATCTGATACAAGTTTACTAAATCTCTGATTGAATCTATCCCCTAGTTCATCACCAAAAGTATAAGAACATCCACTAAAAAACAATGACTTCATATTTTTCATGAAATAATTTCACATCATCTTTGCTATTTACCATTGGTTTACCTCTAACATTCAATGAGGTATTCAATAACACAGGACAACCAGTACGTTCGTACCATGCCTCTAGAATCGGTCTTAGGATGCTTTCAGAGGTTTCTGGTACTGTTTGTACTCTTGCTGACCCATCAACGTGTAGACAGGCAGGTATATCGTCTGGACGAGTACATTGATAAGTATAAGACATATACCTAGAATGGTCAGGCATATCAAACCACTCGTGGCAATGCTCTTCGAGAATAGAAGGAGCAAATGGTCTGAACTTCTCCCTTTTTTTGATCGTATTGACGAGATCTTTTGTGGAAATTTCTCTTGGATCCGCCAAAAGACTTCTATTACCAAGAGCACGAGGGCCAAACTCTGCACGACCATTTGCGACACCAACGACCTTATTTTCGAGTAAGCTCGTAACCACTTCTTTCGGATCAATCTTACCATTGATGTTATGCCCCAAATACGGAGAAAATTGTACTTTCTTACCATATGCTAATAAAGCAGCTCCTAATGCACCACCAGCGTCACCTGGATTAGGCATAATCCAAATATTGTTATCGCTAAAGCGATCCTGTAATTTAGAGTTTACCACACAGTTTAGTGCAACACCACCCCCATAACAGATATTATTACTATATGATGACGCTATTTTGAAGATATCAACCAATTCTTTCTCTAATATAACTTCTGCACTCTTTGCAATATCACATGGGTCACCTTCAAGTCCACGTATACCTTTATGATTATTCCTATAAAGTAGTCGCTGTAACTCCTTGGTATGACTGGGTTTTCCGTAGGCTGCCATTCCCATGAAGATATATTCTTCATCTAACGGTCTTAAACCTGCCCATTTAGTCAACGCAGAATACCAAAGACCAATAGACTTAGGATACCGTCTAGACCACACTTTCTTATAAACTGCCTTATCATCTTCCATTTTAGCAACCCAAATGGAAGAACAATCCCATTCACCAATACTATCTACAACTACACATGCTGATTCATCAAATACTGATGTTTGGAATGCTGCAGCAGCATGTGACTTATGATGAGGAAAATAAACAGTAGGTTGCATTGAAAGATATCGTTCACTCCACCCTGCCTTCTGTCCAGCGTATATTTGTCTCGTTTTCTTCAATAACGGATTTTCATAGAATGCAACAACATCATCTTTGAGATTCAACCCTCTTGCAATCATTGATGCATTAAGATCCAAGTACTTATCATGCTTCTTCTTAGAGTAACGTTCTGAATGACTAGCATATAGGATACTACCATTATTGACTACTGCAACAGCAGCGTCATGAAACCCTTCGCTAAACCCTATCATATAGGTTTACCCCAAGAACTCGGCAAAGATCCAAACTCGTCTTTCCATTGCAGGTAGACTGGATCCAATTGTTCTCTAGCATAATCGTACAACTCTTTTGTTAATGGTTCCTTTACAGATCCCCATTGATCCTTCAGGAAATCGTATTTAGGTGCGTTTTC